GATATGAATTACATGGAACAAGTAGCAAGCATGTTAGGTATTGAGTTTCAAACCGAACAATTTGAGGTTTTAGAAATACCAGGCGATTTATTTACAATAGACTTTTGCGGAACAAGAGATCAAACTGGACGGCAAAGAGAGTTTTTAACAACTGGCTTGTTGACAGGTGCATACACAATTAAAAAGTTACCTTGGATACCTAAAGAGTGCGAAGCTTTTTACAAGATATGGGAAGAGGATATAAAAGGCTATGCTAAATGTATTAATTATTGCAAAGAATCTATTGAACTTATGCATAAACGTGGTGTAACATTCTACAAAACAGAAGAAGAAGTAAAAGCAGCAGTTAAAGAACTGGGTTGGGAGGTTGAATAAATGACTTACGGTGATTGGAAACTGTTAGAATTTAAAGTGTGGCTGGTTATAATAATAATTGTATTTTTAATTGTGCTTGGTCCGTGGGTGTGGTTTTTTACTAAGCACAAAATCAAAAGTATGTTTGGGAGGGGTAAGTAGATGGCACAAGTAATTATAGATTATGATGAGTATCAAGAACTGTTGAAATCAAAAGGACAAAGCATCGGTAAGTTACCAGGCAATTTAAACCAAATACAAGACGGGTATACCGGAAAACCCGAAATGCATTTAGTGATTGATAAAAGCGATTTAATTCAATGGTTTAATGCAAACGCCTTAATTCCTAATGGGATTGACAAAGTTCAAATAACAAACAGATAGAGGGGTTTAACTACCCTTTTTGTAACATTAACTATTAAATGCTATAATATAGATATGGAACATTAATCAGGAGGCGTTCTCATGAGAGATATATTGTTTAGAGGTAAAAGAATAGATAACGGTGAGTGGGCGTATGGTGATTTAGTTAGGAGTAATATAGATATATATTTTATCATCAATTGGTTTAATTACCGAATAGAACTAGATGATATTCCGGATATAGGATGCTTAGAGGCAAACCCTAACACAGTAGGTCAATATACTGGATTAAATGACAAGAATGGCGTCAAGATATTTGAGGGTGATATTTTAGATATGAAGCGTGGCAAAAATGCGTTAATAGTTTACAATGATGGAATGTTCAAGGTTAAAAACGCAAACAGCCAACATATATCAAGAATGCCTTTGTATAAAGTAATAGGCAACATTCACGACAACAAAGAACTATTGGGCTAATCGTGATGCAATACAGGGAGTTGATTAACATGAATTGCAAAGACTGTGCAATGTTTATATGCTTTAGAGAAGATAGAGATGGAACGACTAGCGGCGGGTGTGAGTTGGATGGAAGTGGGTATTCTTCTACAATAAAAAACGCAGAAAGTGACGTATGCACAATGTACAGAAACAAGAGAGAGCAAAATCAAAAGTTTCAATCGCACTTGCTAAACGAAAAGAAAAGTATTGGCTTCAAAGGAGACACTAATATATTTTAAGGAGTTGATAGGATGGGATTATATATAACGGTTAAAGATCAAGACGGTAAAGAGTTAGGTGGCTTTGGTCCAGGAGAAAGAGACAAGTATTTTCAATTAATGAAGAACGGAGTAAATGGTTGCACTTGCAGTGGTAAGATGTGTACTTGTTATGACTATGACGATTACATTGTAACCAGAGAACAAGCAAGGGATTATGATTTGTTAGAGGAATACTTTAAAGATAGAGATACTGTACTATTAGAATTTAGTTATTAGAAAGGGTGATACCATGGCAGCTAAGACCAACAAGCTAACTAAACAAGAAGAAAAATTCGCACAAGGCTTGTTTCTTGGTGACAGTCAAAGAACAGCCTACAGAAATGCGTTTAAGCAGAGCAAAAGGTGGAAGGATAAGACAGTTGATGAAAAGGCTTGTAGATTGGCAAAGACTGGCAAGGTCAAGGCAAGGCTTGAAGTCCTAAGGGGTAAAATGGCTGATAAAGTACAAGAATCGGCGTTATTATCGGCTCAGGACATACTTAATAGCATAGCCAACACAATAGCACTATGTGAGAGTCAATTAGCTTTAAGGGACGATAAAGGCGAAATAACAGGAATAAACAAAACAGCATTGAACGGGCTAACCAAAAACAATGAATTGTACGGTAAGCACCTTAAACTATTTACAGACAAGGTAGAACACTCAGGCGAGATCAAAATGCCAGTGATAAAGATAAGCAAATGACGAATAATGATGCATAAATAATGTATAAAAATACACTTAGTATCAAAATATACGGCTGATATACAAAATAACATGCATATTCAATGAATAAGAGTCTAAGTAATAGGCTCTTTTACTATATTTGCATAAAATGATATAATAGAGTAGGAGGTGGTAAGGATGTTAGTAGATGATTTAATAGAAATGCTAGAACAACATAGAGGTAAGAAAGTTATATCAAGAGATGACTTTGGAGAAGCTTATGAAAACAATGTAAAAATCACACAAACAGAGTGGATGCAAGATAACACTATTCTTATAGAGGGTGGCGGAGAAGGGTTTTCAAAGTGCACTACGTGTAAATACAATACTGAGGCGCCAGATGCACCAATAGAAATTTGCGAAGAGTGTGGTATTAAAGATGAAGAGGACAATGCGCAATACTCCAACCACGAGAGGATCAAACTATGAAACTAACGATTGAATGTAGTTGTGGTAACAAGGTAGAAGTAGAAGGAAATGTGATTACTTGCTTGTGGGAACAAGACTTTAATTGCTTTGTAGCCGACGGTGAAGAGTATATAGTAATAGAATGTGATGAATGCAATAAGCAAGAGAAAGTTAGGATTTTACTAGAATAGGAGGTGAGAGTTATGACTAAGAAAAAGTTAACAGATAAACAGGAAATGTTTTGTAAAGAATATCTTGTTGACTTGAACGCTACGCAAGCTGCAATAAAGGCTGGATATAGTGAACATACTGCAACTGTAATAGGAAATGGAAACCTTTCAAAACCTTATATAACGGAAAAAATACAAGAATTAATGGATAAAAGGTCACAGAAGGTTGAAATTAACGCAGAGGATATACTTAACGACATACTAGAGACTCGAACACCTGTAAAGACAATATGATGTTAGAGGGCGAAAATGGGAAGTATATAGATAACACAGCTTTAAACGGTAGAAATAAAGCGAATGAGTTACTAGGTAAGCATTTGAAATTATTCACTGATAAAGTAGAACATTCTGGTGAAATTAAGATGCCAATCATAAAAATAACAAAGTAGCAATTGCAATGGTTTGGTGCTAGGCGCCCGTAGGCGGGAGACAATTATGGATAAAAATGAAAAGATTGATAAAATTAAACTATTAAGAGAACAATGTGGTTGGGGCATAATGCAATGTAAAAGCGTTCTAAATAAGTACGACTATGATTTTACTAAAGCTGTTGCACATGTTATGACACATGAAAAACCTAAGGTAATTGGATTAACAACATTAGAAAGAACGTGATTAGATGGAAAAAGAAATAAAGCTGACCCCATTGTATTTCGATCATGTGTTTGGCGCACAGTATGATGCAGTTGTAGAAATAGGAGGTAGATACTCAGCTAAATCATACAACAGTCAAATAGAAGAAGCTTGCAACCTGGCAAGTAAAGAGAATTACAAATTACTAATCATACAAGAACTTGACAAGGGGTCGTCAGACGGTTACTATGCTGGACTAGTAGACAAGATAGAACAGTTTGAACATACTCCAGCTTATAATATAACAGAATCATCAACTAAGATTACAAACAAGATTAACGGAAACACTGTATTATTTAGAGGGTACAAGACGGACCAGCAGAAAAAAGACGTAAAAAACATCGACCAGGTAACAAAGATAGTTGTAGAAGAAGGGGAATGGGTCACATTTGATGATTTTCTAGCCTTGATTCAACAGCTAAGAGGAAAGGTCAAAGAGGACCGTAGACTTGATATACTGCTTAACCCAGTAAATGAATATTGTTTTGCTAACGAGCATTTAGTACAAACAACACCTGATAAAGTTATAGAGTATTTTTCCAACAGCAAAAGACCTAAAGTATTTGAGAAACATTTTAACATCGATACAGTGGACGAAGAAGGCAAACCAAAGAAGCTACAAATAAAAGTATTGGTAGTTCTATCGACTCATTTTGACAACCCATATTTAACAGGAATACAAAGAGCAGCTATTGAGATATATAGGGACACTGATCCTGAGAAATACAAGCAACTAGGAGAAGCTAGGTTCATAAAATCGGGTGGATCATTCTTCAAAGAATTTGACAAAAACATACACGTTATAGAACCTTTTGTCATCCCGAATGATTGGTACATTTACACTACTATGGATTATGGACTTGATATGTTAGCGGGTTATAGAATTGCATTAGATTATAATGGTAACATGTACGTGACTAGAGAAGTACATGAACCTAACTTAATTATAAGTTCTGCCGCTCAAAGAATGAAAGAAATTACAATTGGAGAAGAGCCTGTTATAAACTATGCGCCACCTGATTTGATGAAAAGGCATCAGACTAACGGTGAAACTACATGGAATTTATTTTCTAAAGAAGGTTGGTTTTTATCAGAAACCAGCAACAAAAGAGATATAGGCTCTCTTGCTATGAAAGAATGGTTTAAAGTGTTCGAAACTATAAAAGAGGATGGGACAAAAACTTTAGAATCAAGGATAAAGATATTTAATAACTGCGAAAATCTTATAAGATGCTTACCGCAAGTGGTTAAAAACAAAAACAATCCAAACTGCTACGCAACTCTTCCAAGCGAAGTTGAAGGGACTGTTACTAATTATCATGATTTGACTCACTCTGTAGATGCGTTAAGATATTTTTGCGTAGCAATTAATCCTATACCGATTAAACCACTAAATGATGTTGAGCAAGAAATACAAGAAAACAAAATCAGAGATAAAACAAATTATGTTAATACATTTAACAACTGGAGTCAGTACTAGGAGGTGCTATATGGAATTTGCATTAGGGTTTTTTATTTGTCTATCTGTAGTATTGGTAATAGATAGGTTTAGAAAACCAAACCAAGAAGAGGTGAAAGCCACAGAAGAAGAACTAAAAAAGCAAAAAGAGGTAGAGGAACATTACCAAAACATGATTAACTATGATTACAAACAGGCATTAGGAGGTGACAAGCGTGCAAATTAAAGAATGGGATCAGTACCAAAATGGAATAAGTTACAATAACAGGATAGAACCTAATTATTATGATATGGTAGATTGCAACTGGGATTTTTTCTATGGCAAGCAATGGAGAGGGGCCAACCTTAACCCCGATTATCCACAACCGGTGTTCAATAACATAAATAGATTTGTAACTTTTTTTGTTGCTGCTATTATGGCAAGTAAACCAAAAGGACAATTTGTCGCACCTGTGGTTAACAAAGATGATGACACAGACAATATTGTTAACGCTTGTTGGGAAGAATTTGCCGAAAGAGAAAAACTTACATTCAAAATTAAACGTGGACTTTATGATGGTGCTGTGACTGGTGATTATGTAGGTCACATGATATTTAATCCTGATGCAAAACCGTACGGTGGCAATTTATCAGATGTAATGGGACAAATAGAGTTAGAATTAATTGATCCTAATAATTTTTATATGGGGAATGCCAACACTTCTGACGTTCAAAGCCAACCTTATGTTCAAATAGCTGGTAGAGACCTTATTAAAAACTTAAAAGCTGAACAAGAGTCACAAGCCAAAATACAGGGCATTATAGATGATGACGGAGATACTACTCAACAAGCATCTTACTATGGTGACATAGAAATGGAAGGCGAGGATTCTAAGAAAGCTACATATGTAATTACGTACACAAAGAAAACAATAAAAGACAAAGAAACAGGAGAAAAAAGACAAACTGTGTTAGCCTCTAAATGCACAGAGGGTGCATATGTGTATAAAGATGTGGATTTGGGGATAAGTCTATACCCAGTGGCTTTAGGAAACTGGGAAGAACAACGCAACACTTACCACGGAATGAGTTTTGTTACTTATGCAATCCCTACGCAAATTTTTATTAACAGAGGATTTGCAAGTGCTATGTATCACACTTTATTAACTACTTTCCCTAAGTTAGTGTATAACAAAGCCAAGGTAAGTGGGGTTATGGGTGGCGCTGGTGGTCAATTTGGTGTAAACTTAGCACCAAACGAGTCTATAAATAGTGTTATGGGTTATATATCACCTGGCACAATGTCACCTGATGTTATGAATATGATTAACATGGCCCAAAATTTTATGCAAGAAACAGTAGGAGCAAATGACGCGTTATTAGGTAACATCAATCCCGAACAAGCTAGTGGTATATCGATAGCGACAACATCGAAACAAGCGGGCATACCTCTAGAAAACCCTAAGACAAATATGTATAATTGGATTGAAGATTTAATGCGTATATTTTACGATATGATTTCTAATTTGTACGGAACAAGACCTGTTATAGTTTCTGAGGGAGACGATCAAGAAATTATAGAATACAATTTTGACGAGTTACAAAACGTGTACAAGTCGGTTAAAATTGATGTTGGACAATCTTCTTATTGGTCTGAATTAGCAGTTATTCAAACACTAGACAATTTATTGGACAGAGGGTTAATAGAGTTTATTGATTACCTTGAGCGTATGCCTGATGGGTATATAGTTAACAAAAACGGGTTAATAGACAAGATACAAGAACAGGTTAAAGGTGGGGACACAGCAGTAATGGAGTTTATGGAACAATTAACCCCCGAACAACAACAGTCTTTTCAACAGTTACCACTAGAGGAACAACAAAGGCTTATTGAAGAATATAAAGCAGAGGAGGGATTATAATGGATTGTCCATACTGCAAACAAGAGTTAACAATAGGTAAATTTGATTCTGAAATAACAAAAGACTGCACACGAGCAAGTAAGACAAGGGTAATGTTGTGTAGAAACCCAAACTGTAGTATGTATGCTGGTGAAGATTTAAACAACCCTATTAAAACAGTTAAGATTGATCGCCAATGTACAAAGATAACAGAAGAATAATGCAATAATTTGCATAGTAAAACATTTTGCATTATAATATGTTTAGGAGGTGATAACCATTAGAGAGTTACGTTGTTCTAATGAGAAATGTGGCAAAGGCAAACCTAAGTTATTGGGTAAGAGTCTCATGATGCCAGGTTCGATATTAGAAATTAAATGTCCTAGATGTGGAATTGTAACTAGTTTTAAATCAGTTCCAAAATAAACAGAACGTCTTGAACGTCATTAATATTATTTTAATGGCGTTTTTTATATGGCTAAACCAAGCCGAGGAGGTATAATGGAAAACTTACAAGATAACCAAGTCGAAAAAGTTGACCTAGTAACAGAAGAATACATTTTGCCTGATGATTACATCGATGAAGAAGTATCAGAAGAAACAGAAAGTGAGTCTGTAGACGAATTAAAAACAGACGAGTTGGAAGAAGTAACGGAAGGCGAAGAAACAGAAGGAGAAACCGAAGAAGCTGATAACGAAGAGTCTACAGATGATAACACTATTGAATCTCTAGATGATTTAGAAATTAAGTTTTTAGGAAATTCTACTTTATTAAAAGACATGCCAAGAGATGACGTACAGAAATACATCCAAGTGGGCATGAACCAAGAAAGATTTCATTCTAAGTTTGAAGAGTTAAAAGGGCTAGACCAAGAAATAGCATTCACAGCTGAAATGTTTAATATGGATACTAAAACAATGCTTCAAAATCTTAGAGACAACCATTATAAATCAATAGCAGACCAAGAAGGAAGAAGCGTTAACGATGTAAAGACTGAATACGATAGCAAGTTTAAAGACTTAAAGGACAAACCGTTAAAAGAATTTGTAAAGAAATATCCCGATGTAAAAGCAGACGACTTGCCACAACAAGTATTAATGGATATGAGAGACGGTATCGATCCTACAAAAGCTTACGAAAAGTATTTAAGTGAATCTAAAATGTCTGAAAAAGATACTAAAATTAGCGATTTAGAAAAAAAGATTGCAGAACTTGAAAAAGCGGTGCAAACTAAAGAGCAAAATACTAAATCTAAGAAAAAAGGAGTAGTTAAGAAAACTACTGACTCAGGCATAGACAATCAAGACGATTTCCTGGCTGGTCTTTTAGGAGACGATTAGGAGGAATAATCAATGGCAGTAAATTTAGCAAAAAAATATCAAAAGGCAATAGATCAAGTTTATACATTAATGTCTATGACAAAAGCGGCTTTTGCTGGTAAATATGATTTTATCGGTTCGCAAACAGCGGTTATTTACACATTAACATCACAAGCATTAACAGATTACACTAGAACAGGATCGGACAGATACGGTTCACCATCTGAATTGCAAGACACAATTCAAGAGTTAACTATTTCTAAAGACAGATCATTTTCCATTACGGTAGACAAGGGTAACTACATTCAAGGTAACCTTGTTAAAACTACTGGTAAAGTTATCAAAATTCAAATGGAAGAACAATTTTTACCGGAGCAAGACACATACAACTTAACGGTTTTAGCAGCGGCAGCAGTTACAGCTGGTCACACAGCTACAGCAGCAATTACAGCATCTAACGCTTACGAAAAGTTTTTAGATGGTCAAGTTGCTTTAGATGATGACAAAGTGCCTAGAAAAGGCAGAATTGCTTTTGTATCACCTTCATTCTACAAGTTTATTAAACTAGACAACTCATTTATTAAAGCTTCTGATTTAGCAATGAAAACTTTAATTAATGGACAGGTTGGTGAGGTTGATGGCGTTAAGTTAGTAATGGTCCCAACTTCATACTTACCAGCAAACACGGCGTTTATTACTACTCAACCTAAGGGCAATGTTGCACCTATGCAATTAGAAGAGATTAACACACATGACAACCCTCCAGGTATTAGTGGTGCGTTAATTGAAGGTAGATTTATCTATGATGCGTTTGTAACAGCACAAAAGGTTAACGGTTGCTACCAACACTTAATCGCATAAGGCGGTGACATATGAAAACTATTAAAATGAAAAAAGACGATCATACCATCGAATGCACCGAGTTTGTAAAAAATGTTTGGGAGCGAGCGGGGTATAAAGAAGTATCTAAGGGTGGTAGACCACCTAAGAAAGATTAGTCCAAACCATAGGACACTTTACTTTAGGGTAGGGTGTCCTTTTTAGTGAAGGAGGTAATGTATGAGAACAAGAATAGAAAATAGCGGAAACAGGCTTTTGATAGGCCCACTTGCAGAAGATTTACAAAACGGTTACACGATAGCTGTAGACACTGTTGTTGGCAATTATACTGTAGAATTAACAGACTCAACAGGTTTTATCGCAAACTCTTTAATAAAAATTGAAGAGGAATTTGACGAAACTCCGACAACTTTCTATGCCGAAGTAATAACTAATGTAGCTAACGTATTAACTCTTGACAGGCCTTTAGATAGAGTCTTTACAACTAATGCGCTTGTAAACAGAGAGAATTTTTTATTAAACGTAAACGGTTCGGTTACACCAGTAGCATTCGCGTATAAAAACAGTTTTGACAAATCTGTAAATGTAACGAGGATTTTATTTAACATGGTCACTACAAATCCTGCAACTTTTAATGGTTTCGGCGACATAGCGGCCCCGGGGCTTGTTAATGGCATAGAGTTTAGAAAAAAGAACGCTGACGGAACTTTTACAAATTACTTTAACGCAAAAACAAACAACAGATTGCAATTGCTAATGTTTGATGTAGACTTCTTTGATGGGGGAAACCCACAAGCGGTAAATGGGTTAAGTGGAAGGCTTACTTTTGAAAAATTAAGCTCTCCAATAATTTTAAACAAAGACGAAGAGTTACAAATATTAGTTCAAGATGATTTAAGTTCTCTTGTCACATTTGAAGTTGTAGCAGAGGGCAACAGGGAGGGTTAATATGTCAACCTTAAAAGATATTTTATATGATGCTAGAGCGTTGTTAGACGAGTACAACGAGGATGGAATTGTCATTGCTGATGATGAAGTTTCCACATTAGAGACTAATTTAATCAGATACATTAACATGGCTTATCAAGAAAGTTACTCGTCGAGTAGATATTTTAAAGAATTTAATATACTTAATGACAGAATTACTAATTTGTTAGGTGATCTTACTAATTTTGAAATACAACAATTTACTGGTGATGAAATTAATTATCCAAATAATGGCGTAGTTGGTGCTAAAGCTTATTTCTTTACTGCTGATAATGATTTTTCGGTTAGGATAGAGGAAAACAACGGGGTGGGTTGGAACGCGCTAATAACGTTAACTGAGACACCTACAACACTAACGGACTATAAAGGTATTATTACGCCTACTGATCCTAGTTATCCTATTAGAATAGTATTTAGTGGCACAACGTTCTACAGATATCAAAACGTAGCTTTATATGACATTTTGTTTAAAGTTGATGATATACCTGATTATAAACCGTGGGTAAGAGTAGATATGCCTGATGATTATGTAGAATTAGAGGAAGTTATTGCTGAGTACCCTGTTAGACAATACGAAAAGAGTTCAACTTATAAATGGGAAGCACACAAGACCTTAGTTGTTAATTACTTTTATGATGGTTCAATTAAAGTTATTTACAAGCCTAGACCTGACACATTGGTTAATGACACGGATGTTTTACAAGTGCCTAACCCAATAGCCTTGGAGTTTATCAAGTATTCAGCAGCAGCAAAGGCAGCGGTCAATGAGAACCCTAACGTAGTTAACTTCTTTGAACAGAAAGCCAACGAATTAAAGTTTGAAGCATTTAGAGAACAACCAGCAAGTGAAGAAAAGATAACTGATGTTTATTTTGGAGGTGGGTTTAATGGCAACATTTAAAGCAGTAAAAGAACCTAATCCGATAGAATTATCTAAAATGCTAGGCATTAATGAAGCAGTTGGAGAAACCGAACTAGAAATAGGGGAGTTTCTCCAATGTGACAACTTTAGAATTACTAAAGATTACAAGGCGCAGAAAAGACCTGGACATCATAAGTTTATTGATTTTACTAGTGGTGAAGTTAGAGGAATAGCACAGTTTGATATTGACGGTAAAAACATATTATTAACTTGTCATGGTGGTAAAGTATACGAGTACAATATGGATATATCGACTGATACCGTCCTGTTAGCTGATTTAATTACTGAGGGAACTGTAGCTGAGGTAGGGACAATAACAGACGTTAGAACGCTTATTTTGTGGTTTAACAGTAAGATTTACTTTATTAACGGAACTGATTACAAGGAATATGACGGGACAACATACCAAGATGTAGCGCCTTACGAACCTACTGTAGCGATCGGAACTCCACCAGCTGGAGGAGGTACACTATTCGAAGAAATAAACCTGTTAACTGGTGCTAAAAAACAACAATTTGTAGGGGACAACAGTTCTACATTGTACCAGCTAGCAGAAGATAATATCGATGCAGATATATTAATAGTTACAATAGATGGTGTTTCCAAAACTGAGGGCGTAGATTTTACCGTTAATAGAACGTTAGGACAAGTAACATTTACAGTTGCGCCCACTACCGATGCTGATGTAATTATTAGATGGGTTAAAGCTGTTGCTGGTCACAAGGAATTAATCACAAATAACAAGTACGCCATTCAATACGGTGTGCAAAATGATACTAACTTATTTATTTGGGGTGATGATAATAACAAGAATACATTTAGATTCTCGGCTACATTAAAAGCTAATTATTTCCCAGTTAATTCATTTGTAAATGTAGGATCAAACCAATACGCAATTACAGACTTAGAACCTCAGTATCAATCATTGCTAGTTTTTAAAGAAGATAGAACTATGATTGTAACACCTGAGTCAAACCCTAATTTTGCTAACAACACAGGACTAAACCCTTATAACTACCCATACCGAGACTTAAACAAGGCATTTGGTAACATTGCACCAAACATGGTACAATTAATAGAGAACAACCCTTTGTCGCTGGACGGCTTTTCAATGCTTTTATGGTCCAGTGCAACAGGTGTAGAGGACGAAAGAAACGCGGAAATTATTTCAGATAGATTGAAGTTAACTTTCCAAGAGTTGGACTTGTCACAAGCGGTTACATTTGATAACCAAAATGATAAAGAATATTGGCTTAGTATTGAGGGTTACACGTATATTTGGAATTATGGTAATAATACATTTTACAGATATTTAAATGTTGATGTAAGGTGTATAACTGAGATACAAGGAAAGATTTATTTCGGCAGTGATGGTTATGTGTCTGAATTTGATAAAACCTATGTAGCAGATAATGAAGTGTTAGGCGATTCAATACCTTGCAGAATAGCAACTGGTAATTACGATTTTGATACACTTCAATACAGAAAAATGATGCGTAATGAATGGTTATCAATTAGACCAGATACAAGAACGACAGTAGACATTACATTTGTAACTAATAAAAAGAACGAGTCTGAAAGTAAGACAGTTACTAAGGGTTACAACTTATCTGATTTTAATGATGTTGACTTTAATAACTTTTCGTTCTTAACAAATAGACAACCGCAACCAATTAGGTTAAGGTCAAAAGTTAAAAAGTTTACTTATCTTCAAATTATACTTGAAAACGATACAAACAACGAGACATTAACAATACTTAAACTATTGCTACAAGCACAAGTGCAGAGTTTATCTAAGTAAAGGAGGGATATAATGTCTAAATTACCAATTACGCCGTCTTCGGTTGCTACTGATAATATTCAGAATCAGCCTGACCAGGTAAAAAATCAGTCAACTATACTAAAACAAGTGTTTGATAAATACGGTATAGACGACAAGGATTACATTAATAACACTTTAATACCTGATTTAAACGGAGATGACGGTTCTAAAAGAATAGGCCACAATTCGGCATCAATAACAGCTGACAATGTAGCAGAAGCATTAGAGGAAAATAGACAAGCTATAGATAACCCAACAAACGTATTAACGCTAGACAACACAACACCATACGCACCTACAGCAAACTATCACCCATCTACTAAGAAATATGTTGATGATGCAGCCTTTAACGGTGTTCCTTTAGGGTTAGCGGACCAGTTTTTGAAAACTAACTCTACAGCAGATGGAGTTGAATACTCAGACATTCCAAACGATAACAAGACTAGGTCAGAACAAAACCAAAAGCGTAGCTTACAAAATACAGTTATGATTGAAGAATTACAAATAGATGCTGGCATATCATCAAGAGTAGGAAAGTCTACAGAATCATTCTATGATTACAACGGTGCTGAGAGAAGATATTCAATCGGTGAACTTGACACTACCAAAGGTTACGCAGAAACCGTAACAACTGCAACAGACAACCTTGACATTACATCGATGAATAGTGGTGTATTTGCGGATTTTAAAGTTGGTCAAGAGGTTACGTTACAAGATGGTACAACAGTAACTAATAGTGTAACTAATGGTGATATTAGTGATGGTACTACTGGGTGGGTAGGTGTTGGCGGAAACTTGTCTGTTGCTAATAATATTTTAAAAATCACTAACACAGGGTCTACTCAAAATATAAGAGCGGAACAAGACTTGGGATTTAAAGCAACAAATGAATCATTCTTTTCTAATGCAAGATTTAAAGTTGATACATCGTGTGTCAGTATTACCATTTATTTGAGAGATGGAGATGACGATACTACAATTTTGAAACGCATAACATCACCAACAATTAATGTTTGGTATGATCTTAGTGAAGTTTCTGAATCGATAACTACAACAAATAATTTAAAAATTTTGCTTCAAGCCGATTTTATAGGTGGTGGTGGCGCTTTGGAAATAGACGGCAATGCGGGAGTGTTTGCAATCAACATGTCAAACGGTATATCAGACTATTTAACAATACTAGGTTATACTACCGATGAACAACAAAAACAATTTATGTTAGATATAGTTCAAGCGCAAGGTTACTTTACAGAAACATCAATAACACAGAAAGAAAACCTAACTATCCAAGCCTTATCAGACCCTACTATTACATTTACAACTAACATCACAGGCACATACACAGCTGGTGCTAACGTATACAGAAGTAATATAAGTGATGATTGGGGGTTTGGAGTATTTGGTTCGGATGCTTTTACTAAATCTTTGATTCATTTTGACGGGGTAGACGGTTCAACTATTTTTACAGATGAAAGTGGTAAAACATGGACTCCAAACAATAATGCTCAATTAGATACAGCGTTTAAAAAATTTGGAACTGCCAGTGGCTTATTTGACGGTGTTGCAGATTGGATAGAAACACCAAGCGACAATGATTTTAATTTTTTGAATGAAGATTTTACAGTTGAGTGTTGGTTTAAAAAGTTAGCCAATGGAGTAAACGGGTTTATACTTGGAAAAAACAACGCTGCTTTTGACAATAACGATTCTAGCTTTTATATAAAAACTACAACAGGTAATATAATACAAGCGGTTGTTTATGATTCTCAAAACGAGATTGGCAACACTTTGGCTACTACAACAACTATAACAGATACAAACTTTCACCACGTAGCTTTAGTTAGAAACGGAAACGATTTAATTTTGTTTTTAGATGGATTGCAAGAAGATACTTTTAATTTTACTGGGTTGACAACACAAGAATCTAGCGGGAAATTGTCAATAGGAAGAAGTGGCGAGTTTAACGGACAGTATTTTAACGGTCATGTTGACGAGTTTAGAATTTCCAAAGGTATTGCGCGATGGACTACTAACTTTACCCCGCCTACAGTCGCTTATGATGATGTGGTTGGAATACCATTAACTGATGTTGATTTAAGAATGAACATAGAACCATTTAATGATGTTAAGTCAATTGTTGCATGGAGTTTGCTAACAGACATTGCAGGAGTAACAAATACTGGTTATTTATCAATAGTTGATGAACTTGCAAACGAGAGTTACACAGCTTTAGTTAATTCTGACATAGATTTAGGCACAGACAGAGAGTATTTATCAACTGGAAGTGTAACAACTGCTGATTCAAAAGTCACTTACAAGGCCAGTTTAACAAAGAATTTGACTACTGACAATGTAGAGATTAAGTTGATATATGGGGGTGTTGCATAATGAAATTTAAACAATTTGGCAAAACATTTGATACTAACGACACAAACCTAAAAGAAAAATTAGATCAAGCCAAAGCCGAAGCATTAAAGCAACGAAAAGAGGTGAAGTAATGGCTAAACAAAAATTAAGAGGTAGTCTAGTATCACAACTAGATGAAGCGTTAAAAACTGGCAAAAACACAGAAAGAGAAGTCGTGACCCAAGCTGAAAAGTTTGGGCCTGACTCAGAAGTATATCAATTTGCTAAATTAAGAGGGCTAATCCAAGACAAACCGCAAGCGACTACACAACCAACACCTCAACTTCAACAACCAAGCATGGCTGATATGATTAGACGTTTACAAGAACAACAAGAAGCTGCAACAATTAAAGGTTTAGAAAAAGCTAGAGAACGCTCACTAGGTGCGTTAGCACAAGAAGAGCAACAAATTGCCCCACAATTCCAGCAAGCTAGAACTGGCGTTAGAACACAAGCACAAAAGGGTAGACGTGGCTTTGATGAATTTTTAGCAAGTAGAGGTATTGGTGGCAGTGGTGCTGGTGCGCAATCTGAATTGGCTTCAAGAGTTGCCGAACAGGGCGACATAGGTCGGTTAAGACAACAAGAAACACAGGCTTTTGGTGATATTGCTAGACGTAGAAGCGATATTCAAACTGGATTTGAAGCAGACGTAGCAAGTGCAAGAGCGGGAGCAGAATCACAAGCGTTACAAAATATTATTAATCAACAGAACTTAGACCGTCAAAGAGAATTACAAGTAGCTGGCTTGACTGGTGAATTAGCCGGACAAAGAACATTATCGGGACAACAATTTGACGTAAACACTCAGTTGCAACAACAGCAGTTAGCGCAACAACAACAGCAATTAGCAATAGCACAACAAAACGCAGATTTACAACGTCAACAAATTGAACAATCGTTAAGAGCTGGTGAAATAAGTAACGAACAGGCACAATTCGCACTACAACAAGCGCAAGATCCTAATAGCGTTCAAAACAGAGCGAATCAAATACAGTTACAACTTGCAGAAGCTAATCTTCAATTTTTACCACAACAACAACAATTACAGTTAGAGCAATTGCGTAGACAAATTAATCAAATAGGCAGAACACCAACAGTTACACCAGCGCAACAACAAGAACAAGCTCTAAGACTTCAATTATTACAAGAACAAGTTAACCAAGCTAGACTTCAAACTGGATTATTAGAACAACCAGCACCACAACCAACAACAGAAGGTGAAATATTCCAAGCATTTAGAGAAGCACAAGGACTAGGGGTTGGCCAACAATTCTTGCAAGATAACGAAGCTGAAATTATAAACACATTAGGTTTTGACGGATATCAACAGTTGTTTAATAGCACAAGGCCACAATTGGTGAGGGATATATTTGGGACAGGAGGTCAGTAATGGCTTTAAACTTAAGATCACTAAATAAAAATCAAAACATTAATAAACCCCTAAGTGGATTAAACCGCTCTAGTATTGACACTGCGAAACAAGGATTTATGGAAAGAAGCACAACAAGCGCTCTGACACAAGCTAGAGCGCTGCCTGTCGTTCCAGAGTCCATAAAGCAAGATGTAGCACGAGACAAGCTGGTAACTGAAAGAGTTGGATTAAAAGACTTATCTATAGAGTCTAAAATAACAGCACCTAAATTGTCAACTGGTAGTGGACTTTTAGGAACTGCTGGTTTAGTTACGCCACAAGTAAAACAACAAGTTGCGGCAGAAGCTCAAGCACAACAGCAAAAAGCAAAATCAGAACAAGAGGAAGTACGTTCCAAAACCCAACAAGCGATTAAAGATATTGAATCAAGAGCTTTAACAAGACCTGTTAGAGAAGTTGATAAGGATAGCCCGTTAGGTGGAAAAATAAAAGTAGCTAGAACCCTAGAAGAATATCAAAGCGGATTAAAGGGTGGCATACCATCTTTTAGACCACCTCAACAAGGAGAACCTGAGTATCAAGATTATATCCAATCGGTTAACCTTAGAGGCGGAACAGATCAAGCATTTGGACTAGGTTTTATAAAACCTCTTGGAAGTGGTGTAGGGAAGGTGCTAGAGACTGCTTTTGATAAAGAACAGAAATCTCCTCTATTCGAAGGTGTTAGGTCTCTAGAACAACAGGAACAAGTAGCGCAAGCTGTCGAACCAAAAAAGTTTACAGCCGGAAAGATAACTGGTAGCATACTGAGAAGTTTAGGCGCTTATACTGCTGCTGGTTCAATAGTTAATAAATTGGGTCTTGAGGGCGCAAAAGGTTTAGCTGGAAAACAAGGAGTCGCGCTTTTAATTGACACTATAGCTCAAACGCCTTTTGAAATTGTTGATTTTGTTACTAATGACAAAGATGCGAGCGAAGATGTAAAACAATTTGTGCTTAACAGAGGTATAGACGTAGCATTCAACTTAGCGTTTGCTGGATTAGAAAAAGGAGCAAAAGAACTTGTCAAGATTTACAAGTCAGGGGACAACGGAGCTAGGGCAATTATAGAATCGCAAATAGATGTGTTACCTCAAGCACAAAAACAGTCAATACAACAAGAATTAGGGTTACCGGAAGATTTAACAGCTCAACAATTCTTAAAGCAACAAGAGAAATTTGCAAAAGACACAAGGATAGAAGATTATTTTAAACAATTCGAATTAACACCTCAACAGATACAAGATAATTTTAACGAGTGGAGGCGACAAAACTTTGGCGGAGCCTTTGGACAAGTTTCTCCTAGTGATGAACAGGCTTTAAAAGAGCTTTATAAAGAAACCACTGGCATTGATTTTGATGTGGCATTAAAAGAAGCTGATGATATAGCACAGCAAAATGCAAAAATACAACAAGTAGCATCGCAACAAGCACCATTGACAGAACAACAAGTTAGGGAAGTTTTAGAAACCCCTAGCGTTGATGAAGTTGTACAGCAAGGGTTAGGTTTTCAACTTAGAGAACCAACAAAGGCGATTACATTTGACGAAGTAGTTGTTAGATCGCCACAATACAAAGACCTTGGAAACTTTGAAAGATGGACCACTGATGTTAATAGAAACTTTGAAAAAGTATTTGGTAATGACATCGATGTCGTAAAAAGAGAAATTCTTGATCCGTTTGATGCGGCTAAAAAGGCTAGGGTTGAGGATGAAATATTATTAACTGATGCACTCCAAAATGACATAGTGAAAAAATTAGGTATTGGCAAAAGAACTAAAGAGTCTGCGTTAGTTCAACAATTTGGTGAAGGTACAATTACACTGGACCAATTAAAGCAACAAGCACCGGATAACTGGCAAAACATTGTAGATGCTGATAAATGGTTCAGACAACAATACAACACTCTTATAGATGATATTAACGCTAATAGAGTTGCAATTGGTAAAGATCCTATACCTAAACTTGACAATTACTATAGGCACTTTAACGAAATGGGCGACACTTTTGAGGGTATTAGGAATGTATTTGAATCTAATCGTCAAATATCTCCACAATTAGAAGGTTTGTCAGAGTTTACAAGACCGGGCGAAAGATGGGCCAGTTTCAAACAAAGAAGAACTGGGAAAGGGAAATTTACAGAGGATGCGGTAGGCGGTTTCTTGGATTATATTAAGGCTGGTACCTATGCTAAACATATTGATCCCGAAATACCTAGATTCAGAAAGCTACACACTGAGTTATCTAATGCGACCGAAGGAACTAAAAATATTAATAACTTTATTGGTTTTCTCAATGAGTTTGCCAATGATTTATCAGGTAAAACAAATAAATTCGATAGGGCATTTCAAGATTTAGTACCTGGCGGGCGTAAAACATTTGCTATAATAAATCTTCTTAATAGCAGAATGAAAGCCAATGCAGTTTTAGGCAATGTTAGTTCGTCTTTATCTCAAATCGCAAACGTTCCACAAGGCGTTGCTACAGTTAAAGATCCTAGATTGTTAGCTGGCGGACTCGATGGTTATTTTAAATCTTTAGTTGGTAGTGGTGATGCTGCTCTATATGGACAATCAGGATTTTTAAAAGAAAGGTTAACTGATAGTTTTAGCAAATTTGACACAAGACTTATAGACCAACCTAAAAAGTTTGCACAATGGATGCTTGGAGCTCTTGATGAAACTGGTACTAAATTTATATGGTCTAGTGTTTACAGAAAAGGTTTGGCAGATGGTGTTACAAATCCGATCAAGTACGCCGATGATATAACCCGAAATTTAGTCGCTGGTAGAGGGATTGGAGAAGTTCCTATTCTACAAAAGTCAAAACTCTTTCAGCTAGTAGCACCTTTTACGCTAGAGGTCAATAATCTTTGGAAAGTTCAAAAGGATTTTATAGACAAAAAAGACTTTGGAGCTCTTGCAATATTGTATGGTGCTAATTTCTTGTTAAATGAGGCTATGGAGGATATAAGGGGTTCTAGAGTTACGTTTGACCCTATAGAAGCAATTATGCAAGGCGCTAGCGAATCCGAGGGTTTGGGCGATGCAATGGTAAATATACCTGGTAGGCTAACAGGAGAAATACTTGGAAACATACCTAGTGGACAAGCGGTAGCTCAATTAGTTCCCGAATTTTCAAAAGGCACTGACATAGAAATACCTGAAAGTATTAGAGGCATAGTGCCTAGCCCATTCCAAACCGAAGAAGGTACAATTCAAATACCATCAAGAGAACAAATATTTGGTGAAACTGACCCTACTAGGTTTGGTACTCAACTACCATTAGTTAGAGCTTTACAAAGACCTGTATCATCATTAGCTTTACCGTTTGGTGGACAGCAAGCTAGAAAAACTTTAGAAGGTGCAGAGGCATTGGGACTAGTTCCAGAACCTACACCACAAGGTTTAGAATTACCTAGTTTTCCATCTGCTAGAACTTCTACAGACAGATTGATTACACCAGTAGATCCAACGCCTACTAGTATTGCAAAAGGATTATTGCTTGGTAAATCTGCAATACCTGAGTTACAAGCGTATTATAATGAAGGCAAACCGCCGTTTGGGAAAACTCAAACTGCTAACTTTGACACGTTAGTTAATGCCGGTTTTGATCCCGAAAGGTTGTTTGAGACACTGAAAGAGGCAAAGAATTTTACAACTAAGGAAGAAAGAGTTAAAATAATAGAAAGAAGATATCCTGTTGATCGAGCGAATCAAATACTTGAAGTATTCTTTGGATATAAAACTGGGAGGTGACAGGTGAAAATATTGATACTTATAAAAACATGGGATACCTTTTGGGAACAACATCTATTATTATGTGCGTTTTTATCTGCTATATTATTAGTTGTAGCAAGTATGATGTACGCAAAGTTTGTTAAGGGGGTGCGCCATGAATGACCACACTACTTGCCAAGGGTATATAGATTTAGATAAAAGAGTCTTAGTGCTTGAAACTGAACAAGAACACATGAAAGGCGACATAACAGAAATCAAAGAGTCATTAAAAGAAAGCCGAATGTTAACTTTAACCACTCTAATATCTTCTGTATTAGGACTTATAGGCATAGTTGCTAGTTTTGTAATGAGGTGATAAAATGCGAACTAAGTTTAAGAAACAAATCGTAATCACAATATTAATTATTGCATTATTAGGTATTCCATTGGGGTGTTACTTATATAGACCACCCCTTTCTGAGATAACATACACAGAATTGCTCGAAATTGACGATATAGGAGAAGTTTTAGCACAGAGGGTGTTAACTTACCTTGACACCAATAAAAACGCTACAATCGAAGATTTAATACACGTGGAAGGTATAGGAGAAAAACGACTGGAGAGTATAAAGGAGCGGTGGAAATGATTAATTCAAGAGACGTAAATTTATTACATTGGAAAATGCGTGATAAATGCAAGGAACTTATTGAAAACTGTAAAAAAAGAGGGGTTACACTTTTAGTCACCTCTACAGTCCGTGATGATGAATATCAACAATCATTATACGCACAGGGACGTACTAAACCGGGTAATATTGTAACTTACTTAAAAACCCCTACATTCCATAGCAATAAGGTTGGCTTAGCATTTGACGTAGTACCATTAAATTCTAAAGGTAGACCAAACTGGAACGATATTAGAGCGTTTAATATAGCTGGTGAAGAAGGGGTTAAGCTGGGATTGACTTGGGGCGGCAATTGGACTAAATTTGTAGACAGGCCACATTTTCAATTAGGTGAAGGTTTATCTAGCAAAGACATAAGGTCCGGCAAACGACCTGAGTGGTTTTACGATCCTGAGCCTACAGTAGTAAAAGCACCATTATGGAAAGAGAAGGCTGTTCAATGGGGTTTAGAAACTGGAATGATAAGTGAATATCATGAACCTTTAGAACCGTTAGACATTGGCACTTATTTAGAAATTGAAAGAAAGAAGGCGTTAAGAAATGAATAAAAAGGTTACTGATTGGTTAATGGTATTTGTAGTATTGGCTGTATTTATTGTTTTATCGATCTATGTGTTTGTTAATACAGAATCAGACACCGCAGAAAAGATAGTACAAGGATTCTTAATGATAGCTACAAGTGTTGCAACTTACTTCTTTACTAAAGACAGAGGTGACAGAGACGATTAATTAATTTAAGTCATTAGCTTACGCTAGTGGCTTTTTTCAGTGATAAACAACTACAACAATGGGTGAAATTAGACAAGAGAGAGTTACCCTTACTAAGAGAGTAACTACAACAATCGGAGCCAATCAGCACAATCGTTCAATGAATCAAGCGTTTCCAGGTCTGCCATTACAACATTTTCAAAGGTTACCAGTACGAATACTACAGGACGGGATTAAATCTGGACAATAAAAGTTCCATCTAACGGAATAACAATACATTTCAGTATCTAGTTTAAAGAGCGTCCCTCTACCATATAAAAAAGCCTACGATAAACGCAGACTTGAAAGTTTTACATAATTTGTGTATACTTATTATATAACTAAGTACACTCTTTCGATAGCGTTGATATCGGACTTGCTTAACGGTGTTGGTAGCACCAGTTAAGGCTTGTATTTAGTTAATTAATTATAGCACGAAAGTATGTTCGTGTAAATGCCGATAATTCGGCAGTATGACTTTGTAGCTCAGTTGGTAGAGTGGTAGCCTGTTAAGCTAACGGTCGGTGGTTCAAGTCCACCCATTGTCGCCATATGTACGAGTAGTCTTAATTGCAACAGGTGTTGCAGATGGTCTCCAAAACCATTGACAAGGGGTTCGATACCTTGCTTGTATGCCATTACTCTTTAGAATAAAGGTAGTTCAATAGGTTTTGATCCTATTAGTCTTGGTTCGAGTCCAAGAGGAGTAGCCATGTAGATGTACGCAAGTGGAATGCGACACCGTTTGGGGCGGTGAGGTCGTGGGTTCGAATCCTACCATCTGCACCATTATAAGGATGTTTTATATCCTATCTCAATTCTATCCAACCTTAAAAGCAGAACCTTTACCCGGGTTCTGTTTTTATTTGCAATAAATTTTAAAATAAGTGTTGACAGTAGTATATTTTTAGTATACAATTAAGATACAAATTAACACAGCAGACTATTGAAAGGAGTTAAAAATGAAAATAACTAAAGTAAGAGAACATTATGTTGTAGAATTAGACAATGGAGACAAATTTAAACTAGAACAAAACGGCAATGCATTAAATATTAGAATTGACCCCGATTTTGAAATAAGTTCAAATAAAACTCATACAAACATGATAATTGTAGAAAAAATTTAGTAAAGGCGGTGAACAATGAGTAATTACATTAAAGTTAACGACAATGGCAACAAGTTAAAAGAACGTATTAACAAAGTAAGAGGTAACTACAGCTTAACATTATGGTGCTATCAAGCATTAGAATCAGCTGTAGAAAAAGCAGAGAAAAAGAAACAAAAGGCAAATCAATAGTTATTTAAAAGGAGTAGTGATACTATGCTACACGAAGATAGCAGACTTGTAGCAGCAGCAAACAAACCTAAACATAAAACAACGTTTATATGGCTCAAGCGTAGAAAAGGCGAAATACACGATAGAATGTATTTATTATTTAGAGATGGGCATATGGAAAGGGTAGGTAGAAGATGATTATTAAATTAACGGTACACACAGAAGAAGTAATTAAATCTTATGAAAAAGATGAACAAGACAAAATAAACGCTAAATATAAACGCGTTGGCAGATGTAGCAACATGACACTCGATGAAAATGAATTGATTGAGTTAATTTCAATGAAATATGCGCTTGAACATGGCATAGATAATTTTAAAAAGGTAGAGTTTACAGTAGATTCGGTTACTTTAGATTAGGAGGAAGAAGAATTGATTATTTACACAGATGGGTTAGACGTAAGCATTAAAGAGTTGATGGAGAACCGCATTGAGTTTACATTGAGTAATGAAAATGAAAAGACTCAGCTAGATTTCCAAACAGATCAACAAGGCATGGAACATACAGCAGAGCAGTTTATATCAGCATTAGCAAATTACAACGAAGAATTATTAATTAAACTATTAAGCGATTTCGCAAACCTGGAGGTAAAATAATATGAGTTTACAAGTAACAGAATTGAAGATAGGCAAAATAGCAAAAGCAGAAATTAACTGGAATGGCGCAGAAATTAAAGCATCTTTAGACAACGCATTAGAGGTTTATAGAAACACAGTAGTTACCGAAGAAACGTTGGCGGGTTCTAAAAAGACAATGGCAGAATTAAACAAACAAGCTAAGGCAATTGACGATTTTAGAAAATCTACCGTAAAACAATTAAGTCCTGAGATCAAGGCGTTTGAAAATGAGTCTAAGGAACTTGTATCAATGATTAAAGAAGCTAGAACGGTAATTAGTACACAGGTAGACAAGTTTGAAACGGAAAGAAAAGAAAAAAAAGAGAATGACGTTAAAATCCTTATTTCGACTTGCAAAGAAGAATCAGAACTCAGAGACGAATACAAAGATCGTATCGAGTTAAAACCAAGCTATCTAAACGCTACAATGACATTGACTAAGGTTAAGGAGGACGTTGAACAACAGCTGTCAGTATTGAAGGTAGAGCAACAATCGTTCGATAACAAGGTAGAAACCGTTAAGGCTTTTATCGATATCCTTAACAGCAAGTATGAATTGCAAGTGCCTTTGGCTTACGAAAACTTTAAACATTTGATTAATCTTGACGTATCTGAGTTAAAGGCTACAGTTGAAGAATTAGCACAACGCAGACAAAAGCAAGAAAAAGAAGCTGCTGAAAAGATCAGATTAGAAGCAGAACGCAAAGCACAAGAAGAAGCTGAAAAACTTATTGCACAAGAAAAAGCTAAACAACAAGCTGAGATAGACAGAATCGAAGCAGAGAAACAAGCCGAAATTGACAAGCGTGTTGCCGAGGAAACTAAAGAGGTGGTTGAGCAAGCCGAAGAAAAAATGGCAGTTGCACAAAGTGTTACAAAGATAGTTGATAACTTTATGCCTGTAGAAGCCGGAGCAACAGAAGAAAGAATGTTCCGTTGTTACGAATTAAAAGCAACCAAAGAACAATTCGAAAAGTTGGACAAGTATTTAGAAGCGAGTGGAATTGAGGTGGAATAATGAACCTTTACCAAAAGATTATAGAAGTTAGGAAGTCAATAGGTAAATTGTCAAAAGACAAAGAAGGTTATCAATTTTCATACGTAACCGGCGATCAAATTTTGCACAAAATAAAAGACAAAATGAACGAGTTGCAATTGATACTACAACCATCCACACAATCAGGTGAGTGGGCAAGGCATGATTACGTTAACAGTAAAGGCAAAGAAAAGATTGACTTTTTAGTTTGGGGGCAAGGCTCTTATACATGGATTAATGCAGAGAACCCCGAAGAAAGAGAAGTTGTGCCGTTCGCTTATTTTGGACAACAAGGTGATGATATGTCACAGGCTTATGGAACTGCATTAACTTATGCAGAAAGATATTTCCTTCTTAAATACTTTGGGTTGCCTACTGACGAAGATGATCCTGACTACAGAAGAAACAAGCCGCCTACAAGCAATCAAAACAAATCAAAAGGCCAAACTACTGGAGACAAGCCCAAGGTAACTACACAAATGCTAATTGATGCAGCTAAATCACACGGAGTAACTACAGAACAATTATTAGCTACTTACAAAAAAGAAACCAACAAATCTACTGATGATGTTAAATTTATCAGTCAAGAAAAGAAACAAGAGTATTACAATAGATTACAGAAAGCGTAGGTATTTATGGTTAATAGCAAACAAAAGGGTACAAGGGGAGAACGCGAGTGGTCTTCCTTCTGCAAATCCCAAGGTTACGATACAAGAAGGTCACAACAATACTGCGGTGCGAATGGTGACGCTGATGTAATTGGCATAGATGGACTACACATGGAAGTTAAGCGAGTAGAGAGGCTTAACATCTACGATGCAATAAATCAAGCTACAGCGGATTCTCGTGATGGTGAGATACCTATTGTAGCCCACCGAAAGAATAACCATAACTGGTTAGTAACAATGTCGGCAGAAGATTTCTTTAAACTATGGAGAGAATACAATCCAATTTTTATGCCAGCTAGATGGGAAGGTCCTTTTAATGAAGCAAAAGATGATGCGGAAGTTTATTGTGGCAACATTAATTGTGATTATAACCTAGAAGAAGGTTACGAAAGTTGGGATTATTGCCCTAAATGTGGAATGAAAATTATATGGCACGAATACTAAAGGAGTGATTAAATGGCTTATCACCTAAGTAAAGACTATCAGGTAAGATCGTTTAAGCCGAGAAAGAAAAAGAAACAATATATTAAACCAAAGAAAAAGCACGTCCCAACACCTAAGCCTGAAAATGATATATGCACTTGTGGGTGTGGTAAATCATTCGGACTTAGTCGCCATCATGTATTTTATGGAAAAGGGCAAAGGGATTTGTCTAGTGAATATGGGTGCGTTGAGGCTTTATGTTGGCAATCGCACCAAAGTTCAACAGGCATACACGGTAGTAAATCAGATTGCAAATTTGATTTTGAGCTTAAGAGAAAGCATCAACAACGGTTATATGACAAAGGCATGGACCAATCAACATTTATTAGTTTATTTGGTAAAGACTATTTATCAATTGAATTTGAAGATTTTATAGGAAGGTGATTAAATGAAAATAATGAATATAGAGGAAAGCAAGTTTAGTTATTCGTGTCTTATATGCAACAATAAAAACGATCTAAACGAATTAGCGATAGAGAGAAAACATATGAAACATGGAAGTGTAGCTGGTTTTACTATCTGCAATGATTGTATTAAACAAATGTCAGACGAATTAATTGAACATCAAAATACAACTAAAGAAGGTGATTAGATGGAACTTAACCCACAAGAAATAATGGAAGAGCTCACTAATTTCCGTTCTAAGCTTGGCAAACTCAACGCCGATATAATTAAGCTAGGGAACGAAAAGAGTCAAGCAGAGTACGAATATAGGCTTTTAAAAGCTAAAAAAATTATGATTCTAAGAGCGGATAAGACACCAGTTACAATTATAGCTGATTTAGTAAAAGGCGATCCCGAAGTTGCTGCGCTTAAATTACAATTAGATGCAAAAGAGGTGCTATACGATAACAAACGTGAAAACATTAGGTCCTTAAGGGATGTAATGTCAGTTTACCAGTCGATACTAAACTATTTAAAGATAGAAATATCTGGCGGGTTAAAGGATAATTATTAGGAGGGATATAATGGATAGAGCCGATGTAGTATGTAAATATTGCGAAGATCCACAAGACAACCAAAGAACTGGAAAGTTTGGTTGTGAAACTGGCATCCCAATAGACACAGATACAATGAAAT